ACATTTAAAAGGAATTGATTGCCTTGTAAAACTTCTCTAGCGATAACTTGATCAGCACCGCCTAAGAAGTGTTTAATATTTGATATTCTCATTTTTTCTCCAATAGGTTATGAGTTTAATATATAACTATAGCTATATACCATTGTCGTTAATTATTAGTTAATACCCAACCGTTACCAGTTAAGAATATAAACTCTGTTCCAGATCTATTAGTATTTATATTATAATTACTACTAGAGCCTTGTATATTATTACTATTACCATCTATTATAATATTATTAGTTGCAGCATTAGCCCCAACATCAATTAATTTAATTATATCTCCATCATCTGGAGCCGTAGGTAAAGTTATTGTTACCGTATTACTTGTTGTATCTATAAAATAACCTAGCCAATAAGCTTGGTTAACTACAGTAAAGTCAGCAGTTTTAATTGTGCTATCCCAAGTACCTGTATGTGCTTTAACAGCTTCAGCGGGTAATGTAACAGTCTTACCTGTAAGATCTACAATATTTGCTAATTGATCTGAACCAACAGAATTATCTTCTATTTGATCTGAACCAACAGCATTATCTTGAATTGAGTTTTGACTTACTGAATCTGTACCAACATTAGTACTAGCATTAGCGGGATTCCAAGAACCAACAGATAAACCTGTTGAATAATCTCCTCTTGAAAAAGTATTATATGCTCTTATCCAAATATATAAATCACTTGTTATAGGTATTCCTGTAATATTATATTGTTGAGTAGAACTAGCAGCATAATTTCCAGTAGGGGAATTAAAATTACCAACTATATTTTTATCGCCAGTTATAGTACTTGAATAATAAACTTCAACGCCCTCAATATTAGTTACACTAGTTGTGTCAAAAGATATATCTACATAAGGAACTGAAGCATTTGGATAAGTATTATTTAATACTAAATTAGTTACTGTTCCAACATTTGTATAACCTCTTGAAGAACTAATTGCGGGTGCATTTGCTTTAGCAGTTAAAGTACCAACTGTATAATCTGCAGCATTATATTCTTGTGCAGTTAAATAATACCCTTGTACACCACCTTCTAATTCTTGTTCAGATATACTATTAACTCTAAATTTAGTACCAACAGTAAGGTTACCACGTTCTTGTCTATTACTTGATAAAGATGTTCCAAAAATAGCAGTTTCAGTAAACATTCTCAGTTCATTATTATAAGTTGCTCCTGGATTAGTTACATGTTGATGAGGATGGAATATAAATCCACCACCATAAGTACCGCCTGTAGTAAATGAATCTCTAACTTCAACTAAGTTTATTATTTCACCAAATTTATTATTCTGTTTCTGTTGTTCAAATGTTATACTTGAATATTCATCTTCAAACATACCATTCATACATTCTTTAAAGAATAACATTAACTCATCATAAGTAGCAATATGTGATGGTACAGTTAACTTAGCTTCAGTACCATCTCTATATAACCTAACTTTATTTTCATTATCATCTCTTAAATAATAAACACCTGGATCATTTGCTAAACTAGTTCCATTATTACTATTATTAGTAAAATTAGCATAAAATGAACCAATATCATTAAGACTATAATAAGTATCTTTAACTTCAATTACATCATTAACTTGTAAATTAGCAGCATTAGTATCTGTTTTAAATGATATAATTTTATTACTTCTAGATTTATTAAGTAATACAGTGCCAACTCTTTGTGCCTCTACATTAGTGTTAATAAATTTAAGATCTAAATCTTTAGATAAAATAGGCTCATTAAAATACTTCTCTGAATAATTTAAGAATACTTGATCATCTTGATAAGCTTCGGATTTAGATTTAAACTTTAATGTCATTTCATTTAATGTAGAATTAAATCCATCATTAACCACTGTTACATCTCCGTATATATTAGTATTATCAAAAGTTTTAGTAGAACCTTTAGTAGTGTCAGATATCATTTGAAATTTACCTAATGTATAACTGAATATAGATTGAGAATTACTTACTATATCAGATATTGATAAATCTTTTGTATCATTAGTATTTACATAACCATTACATTGATATCTTTTACTTGTTACTGAATTACCATCAGGGTCATTATGTGTAACTATATCATCACAGAATTGTTTATGATCATAAAATATATCTAGATCTAAATCTTCATCATTGATAGATAAACCACAACCATATACTTTATTAGTTAAATAATCTGCTAAACATTCAGCAGGGTTATTTGAATAAGTACCATAAGCATATCCTAATACACTAGCGGGAACTGGTGCTGTAAAATATTGTTTATAATGTCTATAAGCATGAGAAGAAACATCTCCACTATAATCTGTATAGTCTACTTTTCTTCTTGGTCTTCCACCCCACTCTTTAATATCAGCGGGCATACTCATATGAGTTACATTAGATAATCTTTCAGCATATTGTTCTTCAGTATAATTATCATATGTAGGAGAACTATCAGGAGTCATTTGCCAAGTAGTTAAAGACCAATAATTTTTTTGTTGTACTCCGTGTACATCAGTCCAAATATATTCTAACCAAACTCTTTCATCATAATCATTAAAAACATTATTAGAAGTAGAAGTAGTATAATTATTACCCCATTGTTTAATATTTAAATGAACAGGTATTCTAGTAAGATCATCAGGTTGAGTAACTCCATTACTATCTACATAACTAGTAGTAGAATAATTTGTAAAATTAGTAAAACTACTATATGGATTAGATATATATTGTTCACCAATTGTTAAAAAATCAAATTCTACTTCAGCACCTGTACCTAATCCTTGAGGAGAAGACCCGTTTTGGTAGTCAGATATATTAGGTACTCCTGTACCCTTAGGTCCTAGGTCTACAATATTATATTGACCACCTGGTCTAACCTTAACATGTTCTTGGTTAAAATTAGTAATTGATACAGTTATATTATTAAATACCCAACCAGAAATTTGGTTACCTGAAAAGTCAGCAAATTTAACATCATTTCTAAATACTTCAGGATACTCAAATGAACTAGACATAGTGCTAATTGCAGGAGTAAAGCCACCAGTAAATTCTCCACTAGAGTTTATTAATCTAATTAATTTACCCTTAACTTCAAAACCTAGTTTATTAGTTAAACCTGTAACATTATTTTCTCTATCATAATTTAATTCAATATAAGCATATGCAAGGTCAGGCATAGTTCTATTTGCAGATCCACTATTCCATTTTGAACTAAATGCTTCCATCTCAGTACAAGGGCCGCCATAAGGATATTTTCTTACTTTTAAATTACCATTTAACCAACTATCAGTGTTACCGTCAGTATGAGTTGCATTTGTAACTTCCCCTTGAGCATTCAAAGTTAATGTATGATCATCCCAATGTACATTATTAATAGAATGAATTGGTCCTTCACATAAAGCTATTATAAATGCCATTGTTTTATTATCAGAAGAAATATCAGAAAATATAATACTTCCAAATATTTTTTCTTCCCCATATACAACAGGTAATTTATTAGAGGGATCCGATGGTATTCTTTGTTTAACCCCAGGATCAGCTTGAGATTGATTTCCTTCAGAACCACCTTCTTCACCAAATAATTTTTGAGTAATATATGATACAGCGAGTGATAATGCGAAACGAAGAATTGCTCCTTTAATACTGTTAGCCATAACAGCAGTTATAATAGGTGCAGCAGCAGCCATAATTTATCTCCATTCATAAGTAGTTTCAGCAACTGTATAACCTAACTTTTCAAATTTAATATTTGTTTTATTAGGTAAACAAGCCATTAAAACTCTGTCTATTTTATTTTGTTGTTTTAATTTTGTGTATTGTTCTTTATATAATTTATGCATTCTATAAAATGTTGAACTATTTCTTCTGTCTTTGTGAACCCAAGTAATAATAGTTACTAGTTCATTAGCAGCAGTAAATATGTTAGCATTTAATAAACCCATAACACATCCAATAATATTGCCATCCTCTTCGGCAATTACTACTTTACCATTTGTAATACATAAATTAATTAATTGTTTGTAATAATCGTCAGTTATAATTAATCCTTTAACTTTAAATTCAGGAAATTCTTTAACTGCTTTTACTATTTCAGATATACCATTTTGTATATCATCTTCATTTGCCATTCTTATTTTCATATTTTATCCTTAATATATTTATTTAATCTTTACCAAACATAGGATTAAATGTAGCCATAGCAGCCACAAATTCCATAGATCTATCTCCAGATGAAGATTTTTTAAAAGAACTATCAGATGTAAATCTGCCGTTCTTACTTCCTAGTATTGTTGATAATATATTTTTACATTCTAAACTAATTTTAACTTGACCAAACTGTTGGTTTTCTTCAGACACTGAGTGTGATTGAATAACACCCTTCCATTTTATATAAACACCTTTAACAGGACTATTATCACTTATAAGAGCATCTTCATTTTCTTCCATCCAACCTTGATAGATAGTTACAATACCACCAATTCCATTATACTTTTTTAAAACTGGAATTATAGTATTAGGTAAGGCATCTAACTCAACTGTAATTTGATTGGTTTTAACATCTCTAGTTTCTTCAACAGATGTTAAACTTAATATACCCGCAGCTGGATATGATAATTTTAAACTACCATCATGATAAACTGATAGTTTTCTATAAGATGTATTTAAATATAAACTATTAGCATCATTTTGATCAGGTTGTATTACAACAAATTGTACAGGATATCCGCCTGTACTTTTTGTGTGTTGACTATTTAAAACTCTCGCCATTATAATACCTCCTGAAATTTAAATGAATTATATTTATATAAATTTTTATTTTCATCTTTAGGTATAATAGTAACACCTGGTTTATTAGTTAACATTAATTTAATATTAACATCATTACCCATTAATACATTTGCACTACTAGTAGATAAATCAGCATCCTCAAATATATAAGCTTCTTTTATAAAACCAATAGATGACGATAAAGCGTCAGCATCATGTTTACTAATTTTAGTATTTGTAGTCCAACCAGTAGTTGATGCATTATATGTAGTATCAAAATTAATTGTAGTAGTAGTACCACTAGTGGCTACACTTAATATTTTTTGTCCATAAATTGCTT